TAATATACCTGGATTTTCTGGAGGAATGATCTACTATAAAGTTGAGCTAGTTAGGAATGAATCGCAACTAGAGTCACCCATATTCAGATCCTTTTCATTTGTAGCATTTAGTAGCGAGCTTTTGTTTTCTGATAATACTCTACAATTTTTAAGTAGTGACTATAGCTATATTGTTGGAAGAGACTTATCATCCATTTTAGACCAATCATATAATAATGGAGTAGAAACTAAATCTGGAGGATTTAAGGCAACTTCAGGAATCACTAGATCTATAGAATTTATGTTTATGCCAAGTGAAATATCTCAAACATGCCTAGTAGACTGCGGCGGAACTAGATACTCTTGGTCAGGAGCAGGAGCTATTACTAAGACTAATATATCCTCTATATATGTAAATGGAATAAACCTATATAGTCAGACATCAGTAGCAAATGTATTCATTCCTGGAATATGGCATCATGTAGTATTGACATTTAATTCAGATGAGTCAGATGTGGTATTCTTTAATCAATCAAAGACTAACACTTTGATTGGTCCAAATAACAGATTTTCTCATATTGGTATATATGACTACGATATGTCAGCCAATGCTATTAAACATTATAAATCTATATCTAGTCGCATATCAGAAGCAACAACATCAGAATCAGTTTCTATTGGTCAAGATTCATATTCTGGATTCAATGTGGACAAAGTTGTTCTTTCAACACAATAATCTGTCCAAACTCAAGACAAAAATTGACCTATACAACTGAAAGTGGTAGAATAGTCATATGCTAAACAAAATTGGTAAAACTCATATAGTTGCAGATAAAAGTAAATTCGGCGTATATGTCTGGGAAATGCCAGATGGCAGATGGGTTGGAGATGATGAAGGTCACTTTATGCTTATCCCTTCAGTATTTGGCGATGAGGAAAAATTAAAGATCTTAAAAGAAGTAGCAGAAGGATATGGCGTTATTGAAGGTGCACCTAAATTTCTTCCTGGAAGACGTAAAGTATCTGATGAAGAACATGCTTCACAGCAAGCAAGATTAAATGCTGGACTTACACCTGACCCATGGGATCTTGGAGAAGGCTTAGATGCCGCAAAGAGGATGGTAAAAAATGACCGCTGAATTTATAGAAGACTCAGAAACAATTGAGATTAGCGGATCAGGAGATTTATTTTCTGGGGTTCGTGGCAATGAGTATGGAGATCCATTTAGTCGTGATATAGATGGAATAAAAAAGATGGGTGGCTTTAGCACTAACTTTAGAAAAAAAGTTGCTAGAACAGACTTCTCTAAATTCCTTCGTGGTGATGGATCAGAGAGTACAGCAATTGTAGAGCCATTCATGATAACTGGCTACAGTATTTTAGATGTAGTAATGCCACCATATAACCTAGACTATTTAGCAAAAATTTACGAAATATCTTCTCCACACTATGCTGCTGTAAATGCAAAGATTGCAAATATTGTTGGCCTTGGATATGATTTTGTAGAAAGCGAAGCAACCAAGGAAAGACTTGCAGATATTGAAGATGAGAAGCAGTTAGAGAAAGCTCGTAGAAAGCTAGAAAAACTTAAGCTAACTATGCACGCTTGGCTGGAAGATACAAATGAAGAAGAAACATTTACAGAAACCCTAGCCAGAGTGTGGAAAGATTATGAAACAACTGGTAATGGGTACCTAGAAGTAGGTAGAAAGAATACTGGAGAAATTGGATATATGGGACATGTACCATCAGCATCTATGCGTATTCGTAGACTTAGAGATGGTTTTGTACAGATCATTGGAAATCAAGCAGTATACTTTAAAAACTATGGAGATAAAGATACTGTAAACCCTATGACTGGCGATGCAGCTCCAAATGAGATTATCCACTTTAAAAACTATACTCCAACTAATGGATTCTATGGAGTTCCAGATATTATCTCTGCAAAGAATGCCATGGCTGGTAACGAGTTTGCCGCTAGGTTTAACCTAGATTACTTTGAAAATAAAGCGGTACCAAGATACATCATTACAGTCAAGGGAGCAAAGCTATCTAATGATGCAGAAAGAAAGCTTCTAGAGTTCTTCCAGACTGGTCTAAAGGGAAAGAATCACAGATCTCTATACATCCCCCTGCCATCAGATAATAATGACTCTAAGGTTGAGTTTAAGATGGAAGCAGTTGAGGCTGGTGTTCAGGACTCGTCATTTGATAAGTATAAGTCAGCAAATAGAGACGAAATCTTAATGTCACATAGAGTTCCTATTAGCAAGATTGGAACCCCATCAGGAGTATCCCTTGCAAATGCTAAGGATGCAGATAAGACATTTAAAGAGCAGGTATGTCGCCCATCACAGAAAACTCTTGAGAAGAGACTGATGAAGGTAATATCAGAGAAGACAGATATGTTCTTGATTAAGTTCAATGAGTTAACTCTTACAGATGAAGATACTCAATCAAAGATTGATGAAAGATATTTAAGAATGAAGGTAATAGTTCCTAATGAAATTCGTGCTAGAATGGGGCTACAAGGTTTATCGGGTGGAGATGTTCCTGTTGAATTAGGTGCTAAGGCAGCTGCAGAAGCAACAGCTCAAGCAACTGGCAACAGACAAAGAGATCAACAAAGGCAAGCAACCCAAGCAGATAATGGCGGAGCCAGAAATGCTCAAGGTGATGGCCGTCAAACTCCGTAGACCAATACTTGCGTTTTAATCTACTAAAAGGTATCATTATAACACTATGGAAATAACTAAGTCTAATTGGACTACCAGCGGTAACAATATTAAGCTGTCTATACCCTTTTCAAAAGTTGATCAGAGTAAGAGAACTGTTTCTGGGTATGCAACCCTAGATAACGTAGACTCTCATGGAGATATAGTTTCATCAGAAGCTAGCCTAGGAGCCTTTATGAGATTTCGTGGCAATGTTAGAGAAATGCATCAGCCAATGGCGGTAGGTAAGGTAGTAGCATTTGAGCCAAAGAGCTACTATGATCCAAAAGAAGGAAAAGTTTATAATGGAGTTTACGTAACTTCATATGTCTCAAAGGGTGCACAGGATACTTGGGAAAAAGTTCTTGATGGTACATTATCTGGTTTCTCAATTGGCGGGTCAATTAAAGAATCAGACAATGAAGTTCAAGAGGGCTCAGATACTCTAGTAAGAGTCATTAAGAATTATGATTTAGTTGAGCTGTCACTTGTAGATAATCCAGCTAATCAACTAGCAAATATTTTTTCAATTGAGAAAGTAAATGGTTCAATGGTCATGAAAGGCATAGCAGCATCAGTTATACCAGAGAATATCTTTTGGTGCTCTACAGATGCAATTGCAATTACATCAGAGAATGACACCGCAACATGCGACAACTGTTCATGTAATATGGAACAGATTGGTTGGGTAGAGTCAACAGATGTTTCAAAGGCTGAAACAATTAAGACAATTGTTGATACATATATAAAAAAGAATTCTGAGGTTGAAAATATCGCAGAAGAACGTCGTGAAACTAACGACGGCGTTGATCTATTAAATAAAGATAATGAAGGAGATACAGAAGTGGCAGAAAATACAGAAGTTGTAGACGCCCCAGCAGCAGATGAAGTTGTTGTAGCACCAGCAGCGGAGGAAGTAGTTGAGGCAGCGGAAGTTGCTGCAGATGCTCCAGTTGTCGAGGAAGAAGCTATCGAAAAGGCAGCAGATATCCAAGAAGTCGCCGTTGAAGAGTTAGATTTCGCAAAGAAACTTGATGAACTCAAGTCGTTCTTCGCAGACAACTTTGCAAAAAATGCATCTGAGAATGCAACAGGTCTAGAGTCAGTACGTAGCAACGTTGAGGAACTTGTTAAAAGTGCAGAAGCTAAGATCGAAGATCTTGCAAAGAAATATGATGAAATTTCTGGCATCGTAAAGGGCATGACAGATTCCCTTGAAACAACAGAAAAAAGAATTGATTCGGTTGAAACTTCAACCGCTATCAAAAAGTCAGCAGACCTTGGCGGGTCTAATGATGAACCAATTAAGAAAAGCAAGTGGAACGGCACTTTCCTCGGTGTTCGTGAAATTCTCTAAAGACAAGGCAGGTGAAAAACAATGAGTAATGAACTATTAGAAAAAGCAGTAGTTACATCGCAAACTGGAGACGGTGCTCTTGGTGTATCAGGTAATGATGCAGCACGTGGTGGCCTTCTAAAGCCAGATCAAGCAAATCGTTTTATCGATTACATGTTTGATGCAACAGTTGTAACAAAGTTTGCCAGAACCATTCGCATGCGTTCTGACATCCAAGAAATTGACAAGATCGGTGTAGGCGAAAGAATCCTTAAGGTTGCTACTGAAGCATCTGATACAGGAGCAGCACAATCAGTTGTGTTCGCTAAAATCTCTCTTGCAACAAAGAAGCTTCGCTTAGACTGGGAGCTTTCATCAGAATCTTTGGAAGACGGCATTGAGGGACAAGACCTAGAAGACCATATCGCAAGAATGATGGCTACACAGGTCGGTAACGACGTTGAGGATCTTATCCTTAATGGAGTTGGCTCAGGTTCCGATACACTTCTAAAAGCATTCAAGGGTGTAACAACCATTGCAAAAGAAAAAGCACATGTTGTAGATGCAGCAGGTGCAACAATTACTAAGGGTATCTTTAATGATGCTCTTAAGAAAATGCCACGCCGCTACAAGCAGCGTCGCAACCAACTTCGTTTCCTTACAGGAAGCAACTTGGTACAGGACTATTTATATAGCCTAACATCAATTCCAGGATCACCTGAAGATATTGCATCTTCAATCGTTCGTGGAGATGTTGCAGCCAATAATGGTGCTCCAGGTGGAGTTATTCCTTACGCATACGGTATCCCAGTACTAGAAGTCCCACTTCTAGATGAGAACCAGACAGGAACATACTCATCACCAACAGGTGCACACGGTGACGTACATCTCACATTCCCAGACAACGTTCTTGTTGGCGTGAAGCGTGATATCACAGTACACCGTGAGTTCAAGCCAAAGAAGGACACAACAGAGTACACACTCTTCCTTCGTGTTGGTACAGCAGTTGAAAACCCAGATGCATTTGTTGTCGTTAAAAACGTCAAGATTGCAGCAGGTTACGACACACGCAGCTTTGCTGCTAACACTGGTGGAGATTCGTACACAAATCTTCCAACAGCCCGTCCATAATCAGGACACACTAAATGTGAGAAGGGTCCCCGCTTACGGGGATCCTTTTCCTTTATAGTCGTTAAAATGCTATAATTAAATAAAAGAAATGGAGAAATAGATGTCGCTAGAGACAATGAAGTTAGCTGAGCTAAAGAAGATTGCAGAGGAATTTGCTGTAGATCTAGAAGGAGCTAAGACAAAGCCACAAGTATTAGCAGCTTTATATGAAGAGGGAGTAACTTCAGATCTAATAACTAATCTACAAAAAGTAGAAAAAGAAGTGCCGCCTCCAGCACCAGTATTTGAAAATGCGGAAGAATTTAATAAAGATGATGGAGCAGCATTAGTAAAGATGGAAAGAGAAAACAAAAGTTATGAAACTTTTGGATATAGTTTTAGCCAGGAACACCCATTTGTTTCAATGACTATGGATAAGGCTATGGAGATTTTTGACACGCAAGAAGGTTTTCGTTTAGCAACACCTAGAGAAGTTAACGAATACTACTCATAAGGAGAAATAAATGGCAGAGATACATGCTGGAACTAATGGTCCTATAAACTTTAAGACCTACTATAATGGTATAGCCAGAGATCCAGATTCTGGGCCAGTAGTAACAATTTACTATGAAGATCAAACTAGCGGAACAGTACTAACTGCCAATAATACAGATGTAGATGAAGGAAGCTATTTCTCCTTTGTACCACTTGCTGCTACAAATAACTATAAGTATTTTTATATAAAGATTGATTATACCATATCTGGAACGGAATTTTCTGATAAGAAGCATTACCTAGTAACAAGACCATATGCCACGGTAGCAGATATTGTTGATTACTCTGGATATGGGGTAGACACGGTAGACTCAAACTACAAGACATATGATCAAATTATGGCAGCGGAAAGATATGCAAGATTTAAAATCAATGCCTTTACAGGACAAAAGTTTGAGTATGTAAGAAAGCAGGTCTCAGTCCTTGGAGACGGAGTAGATATCCTATTGCTTCCAGAAAGAATAGAATCTATATTAAAAGTTTATAAAAATGATGTTTTGATATATAACTCTGCCTCGCAAGACAATCAGGTATTGTTAAGTCCTACAGAAACAAATTATGCAATTGCTTTTGATAAAGGTCCAGGGTTAGAAGTATTTGAGTCTTACCCATATGTAGCAGATAGACCATCGGCAGGGTATTTTAATAATGGATCTAAATATACTGTAGAGGGAGTATTTGGATATAAGAATGTACCAATTGAAATATATGATTGCACTATAAGACTTGCCAATGACTACTTCCATCAGGACACTACTTGGAGAGAGAAGTATGTTAAATCTATGCAGACTGGAGATTGGAGTGTAGATATATCACCTGCAGCATATACTGGTACTGGCAATTCAGCTGTAGATAGAATGCTTGAGCCATTTATTTCAAATCGTATGGTGGTTATTTAATGTCAATCGGCCTAATAGAATCTACCTTTTACATGAAGATGGATATCTATGATGTTATCATTTCTCAAGATGAGAACACTGGTGCCCTAGTAAAGCAATGGGGATATAAGACTACGGAACAATGCCTAGCCAGAGGATATGTTTCTGAAACTGGAAGAACAGGCGGTAGTTCTGAAAAGACTGGCGAGAGATATGAGAACTTAGAAAGAATAATCATAGAGACGTCTTTTAAGCCTAGTAAGACTCAAAGAGTAACAAATATTAGAAATGCTAAAAATGAAGTAATCTGGTTTGAACTTATCAATAATAACTACGATACTCCTACTATTTTTGATGTAATGGGAGTTACTCCAGTAGTAGATCCATTTGGCTATATTTTATCTTATAATATAAGTGCCAAAAGATCAGAGGTACAAAACCTTGAATACTAATATAATATCTCAAATTGCATCAGCAGAAAGAGTCATGTCTGCTGGAAAGTCTAATGGTTTAATTAAAGATAATGGTTCTATAGCAAAGATGGCAGCTGCATTATATTATAAAGCAGCATCATTAGACTATCTAGTTAATTCATCATTAACTCAGAAAGCAGTAAAAACACAGATATTTAACAGTATAAATAAAAATTTTGGATTCTATGTTGATGCACAGGCTAGAAGCTATACTGAAAGATTACACCATGTATATGAGTGGAGTAAGCCTGGAAACCCCTCAGCAAGGCTGTGGAAGCTTGATATGGGCAACTACAGAGGTTATGACATGACAATAGGATATTCTTTTAAGCAATCAAGATCGACTGTTCCAAGTACTACATCTTTAAAAAAATATGTATTTAAAGAAAAAGCAAGAATCATGGAATATAGAATCCCAGTGACTATAAAGCCTAAAGCGGCATCAGTAAGACTAGCTTTTGAGGGAAGAGATGGCAAACTTGTAGTGCTTCCAAAAGGCATGATCGTGCGTGTTGCAAATCCTGGCGGAGACAAAGTATTCTCAGGGTTTGGCAAAACATATGAAAGATTTATGAAGGGAGCAATGGTTGCTTCATCTATTGATGATTCTGGAGTAAAGCCAAGAGTTACAAAAGCTACAAGATCTGCTACCAAGATACCAGCATCAATTTCAAGTAGAATTTCTATAGGAAAGATATCTCCACAAGCAGTAAGATCTTTAGCTAAATCAAGTGCTACTAGAGAGGCGGCGAGAATATAATGGCAGACTATGGACTAAGTGCGGCAGGAGCAATAAGAGACTTTCTTTGGAGTAAGCTAATCACAACTCCTTCAAATGTTAAAACAAATAAGATGATGTTTGAGCCAACAGACTATCAAATTGATCTTCTAAGCGGAACAGAATTTACCATGATTCCTATTATTCCATCACAGCAGGACGCCTTGCTTGATGGAGCCTTAGCTGACAGAAATCATATAATCTATGATTATGTGGCGGATGGGTATGAAGATAACTGGTTAATATGTAGAGACTCAATGATGTTTACAGTATACTCTAAATCATATGCTGAAATTGCTGAGATCCAGAATCTGATGCTAGACCTATTCAGAAGAATGGATGACACCGCTACAGATATCAACGCTTATATTGGCAATAATTCACCATTTATCTTCTTCTCAGTCTCACTCATAGACCTATTGTCCCCAGAGCCAGAACGTGAGAA